GTACAAACTCTCGGTACATGGATGGCATCGAACAATGAGAGATTCAACTATAAAATATTATGGGGAGCGGCAAGTGCAGTATTACTTGCAACCTTGTGGTATGGGTGGACAGTAAACGGCGGCGACATCAGTTACGGCAGACTAAACAAGATTCCATGGCAAGAGGTACAATGGTATCATGCCATGGCACCGGCAGTACTTGTTATACTAACACGTTATGGCGTGCCTGTATCAACTAGCTTCTTAGTACTAAGTGCGTTCGCAAGTACATTTGTATTAGAGAAGATGCTTATGAAAAGTATAATGGGCTACGGCATTGCGGCACTGTTCGCATACGCTGCATGGTACTTAATAAGTAGATGGATGGACGAAACTGCTCCAGTCAAAGAAGAACACAAAAACTATTGGCGTATTGCACAATGGTTTGCAACAGGCGGCTTGTGGTGGACTTGGTTGTCACATGACATGGCTAACATTGCAGTGTTCCTTCCAAGGCAAGTGCCTATGGACCTAATGTTCTTAGTTAGTGCAGTATTTGTAATTGGCTTGTTCTTTATGTTTAGAGAACGTGGCGGAAAGATACAGCAGATTGTATTAGAGAAACACAACACACGATATGTGCGTAGTGCTACACTAATTGATCTGTTCTATTGGTTGTGCTTGTACTTCTTTAAGGAGCTGAACGATATACCTATGTCAACTACGTGGGTGTTCGTTGGTATGCTTGCAGGACGCGAACTTGCTATTGCAAGCTTCACAGGCAAGATGAAGTTTAAGAGTGTGTTTCCTTTGGTGGCACGAGACTTTCAGAAGATGATGATTGGACTTGGTGCATCAGTAGCAATTGTGCTGTCGATACACTATGTATTAGTACCAAACGGATTCTAATCTCCGCTTGACATATAGATATATAGAGTATATAATAGTATTATGTAACACAGCAAATGCAACTTAGGAATAACATGCGAATCACAATAGCAGGGTACGGGTTTGTTGGGAAAGCTATGGAAGCTTATCTCCAGCTGACTAGTAACCAAATTGCAGTAATTGATCCAAAGATTTCAAGTAAGAAAATATCCACAACAGAACCAAACGGAGTTATCGTTTGTGTTAGCACCCCTCAAAGTGCAGACGGCTCGTGTGATATGTCCAATGTCATTGATGTACTATCTGATATTGAACCTAAAACTCCTGTACTACTTAAAAGTACTATAAGCTTAGAGGGATGGAACAAGCTTAGGCACAAGTTTCCAACTCACCTCATTAGTTACTCACCAGAATATATTAGAGCTGAAACAGCAAACCAAGATATGCTTAACAATGTAGATATTAAGTTAGGCGGAGGCAACTTCTATTGGTGGGAGAGAACATTACAACGTAATGACATACTAGTTAAAGTTTCGTATGCCCGCCCAGAAGATCTAATACTTGCTAAATATTTTCGTAACAGTTTTCTGGCTACTAAGGTTGCGTTCTTTAATCAAATATATGATTTATGTAATGCAACAGGCATTGACTATGAAGCAGTTGCATCATTGATTACTGAAGACAATCGCATAGGAGATAGCCACACCAGAGTAACGTCAGAACGAGGTTTCGGAGGTCACTGTTTCCCCAAAGATACCCAAGCAATTCTAAAAACAGCCAACGATAACAATATAGACTTAACCTTGATTGAGCAAGCTATATTATACAATAATCAGATTAGGAAGGGTAACACTTGAAAATGAAAATAATCACAGGCAATGCAAATCCAGAGCTAGCCACTAGAATTGCACAACACTGTGTTGCCGCATTAGTTCCTGCAAAAGTAGAATCATTTGCAGATGGAGAGACTAGTGTAGAGTTTTTAGAAAACATTAGAGGGGAAGACGTTTTTATCATTAACTCAACATCAACACCTGTAAATGATAACTTAATGGAAATGCTTATTATGATTGATGCTGCTAAACGTAGTAGTGCCGCTCGTATTACAGCAGTACTTCCTTACTTTGGGTATGCTCGTCAAGATCGTAAGAGTGCAAGTCGTACACCTATCACAGCAAAGCTAGTAGCTAATTTAATTACTACAGCTGGTGCTGATAGGATCCTTACAATGGATTTACATGCAGGACAGATACAAGGGTTCTTTGACATTCCTGTGGACGATTTAACAAGCCGTATTGTATTTGCTGACGATATTAGAGATCATGTTAATGTTACAGAAGGTACAGTATTTGTATCACCAGATGCAGGTGGCGCTGTAAGAGCTCGTAAGTTTGCTGATATGTTCCACGGAGACATTGCTGTTGTTGACAAGCGTAGGCCACAAGCAGGTGTAAGTGAAGTAATGGCATTGATAGGTGATGTAAAAGACAAGCATGCTATCCTAGTAGATGACATTGTAGACAGTGGCGGAACTCTATGCGGAGCTGCACAAGCTATTATGGACGCTGGCGCATTAAGTGTTCGTGCTTATATTACACACGGAGTGCTTACAGGCGAAGCAATTAAACGTATAGAGAAGAGTGTACTTGAAGAACTTGTAGTCACAGACAGCATCAACACTCGGGACATTACTAAATTAAAGAAAGTCCGCGAAGTAAGTGTTGGCACTTTATTTGGTGAAGCTATCCGTAGAGTAACTAATGAAGAAAGTGTTAGCTCACTTTTTAATTAAACTTGTGGTGTTTCTATACCCTTGGCTGCTTTTATAAGATGCATTTCATATTGATCAATTCCGTGGTCTGCAAAATTATCAATTCTACCACGTTTAATACCACGCCACATGCCACGGAAGCGGTCTTTAGCTCTTTGCCATCCATGTAGTGTTCTTATATTTCCCCATGTGTTTAGATAATGTTCAATGCCGCTATGGCGATAACCTAAAAAGGTTGGCGGAACTCTAGTAACAACATCGTTGTTGTTTACCCAGCGGTGATGTGCGACACCTAAAGAATTACAGTAACCAGGCCAGCCTACTCTTGGACAGCCGTATGTAAACAATTCAATTGGAACACCAGCATGGGGAGCATGCATACATCTTGCACTCATTATTACTGCCATTGCTGCTCCTAAGCTATGTCCACAAAACCATAGATGCTTTTTCTTTACAGCAGGCTTGGATAGATCTTCAATTATCTTAGGCCAAAGCTCGTCTACTTCTGTTTTAAATCCATTGTGTACTCTAGATACAGTTTCAGCAATAACTGGATATGCTTTTAGATCTGCTTCAATGTCACTAAACTCTGTAGGTTGCGTACCTCTGCATGCAACTACTACATCAGTTTTACTTTGAAAGATATATGCCTGGGCACCTTCTTTATCAAAGAATTTAATTGTAGTAAATCCCAGCTTTTTTACTTGCTCTTTTACTGCTTTACTGTTATAATAAGCATACTTGGATAGTTTTGCAAATAGTAGAGCTTTTTCATATAGAGGTAGGTCTATGATGTTCGTCATTATTGACTCCTTAAATAGTGGGTAACTGGTTATTGTATCATTACGAATATATTTATTGTTTAATCACACTAAATACACATAAGGAAGTGCGAGAACTTAAATGAAAAAACGAACAAGAAGTATATTAGACGAGTTAAACACTGTACATGGCAAACGTGACAATGACCTATTCATTGACACAACAGCCAATAACATTATAGAGAGTGCTATTAATCTTTTAACTAGAGTACATAGCCATTATGATATTGACACTGCATCAGAGTTAGAGCGCCGCTTTATTAATAGTATTAAAGCAGGCGATCCTCGTAAGTTTCGCAGAGCGATAACAAGAATACGAGAAGGGAAGAATAATGACAATTCTTAAAGAAGGTGGAAACATCTTTGCTGGAACAGCAGAGTTTGATCAAAAGATCATTCCTGCTATGATGAAAGAGATCAATAAAGTTCTAAAGCAAACTGGTGCTAAAGCTTTCCCTATTGGATCAGGTGCAACTCCTACCAATGGTAAGATGAGCGGCGACCTAGATATGGTTGTTGATGCAGGCACACTTATTAAGCATTTTAAGATTGAGCCTACAGACAAGAAAGCTATGCAAAAGGTTAAGGTTGAACTAGAGAACTTTTTTAAAGCTTCAGGCTTTGAAACAAAGAAGTCTGGAACAATTGTACACGTTAAAACTAACGTAGGCGAAGGTGAGCAAGTTGACATTATGGTCGTTGCTGATGGAGAAACTGCTGCAAAGTTTCACGTACATGATTTGCCTAAAGGTTCACCATACAAAGGTGTACACAAACAAATTGTAATAGCAGACCTTGCAAAAACAACTACTACAGCAGAACATACAGAAGGTTTCAAGTGGAGCCCTTACAAAGGACTAGTTAGTAGAGCAACAGACGAATTAGTATCAAACAACTTAGACGAAATTGCAAAGATATTACTTAACCCTAATGCTAAAGCAAAGGACTTAGGTAGTGTTGAAAGTATTGTAGCCGCAAAGCCAGAAGCACAGGCTATTGTAGATAAGAACGAAGAGTATCCAGATTCAAATTGGAACAAAACTAAAATCCAAGTTGCAGCTGAAGAATATGTTGAGTCGTTAGCTGACAAACAGCTAAGGCGAATTAAAGAGTTGCTTGCATGAGATATACAGACTTTAAAAACGTACTAACCGAAGCCGCAGTTGGTAGAGAGTACAATCACCTAGAAGACTTAGTGTTCGTTGATGGATCAGCAGGAGCATTAAAAGCTGCTGACATCCTAGACGGTATGGGCACAGACTCGGGCGATGTTGCTATCAAGTGGGACGGCAACCCAACTATGTATTGGGGACGCGAGCCTAATGGTGAATTTGTACTTGTAGGCAAGAATGGTTGGGGAAGACAAAAGTCAACAACTTCAGATGATATATCTAAATTTATTTTAAGCACAGGCAAAGGTGAAGACTGGCGCAAGGACTTTGCCGCAGACATGGCAAGTGTGTTTGAGTTAATGAAAAAAGCAACACCACCAGACTTTAGAGGATACGCCTATGGAGACTTACTTTATACTCCACGCAAGACGTATACTAAAACTGATAGTGCAGTAGAATTTACGCCCAATAAAGTCAAGTACACAGTGACTACAGATAGCGAGCTTGGGCAACGCATAGCGGCCTCACAAGTTGGTGTCGTAGCACATACTACACTTGACAGCTTTGGGAGTAAAGATAGTACACCAATTAAAGACGTTAATATGTTTAGCGACTCAGACGTTGTTGTATTAGGACAAACATATGTAACGCATCAGCCTACTGTTGATACAAAGCAAGTAGATGCTATTCGTCAGAAAGCTGATGCAGGCGCACAAGTAATTGATCAGTTCCTTGCCCCTGTTAAAGGATTAAGTGATATGAAGAATATCATTTATACATATGTTAATCATATGACACGCACAAAACAGCTAAAGAATATCGAAGGCGGGTTCTTTGACTGGCTTGGCGCATCAAAGGTAAGTACTAACAAGCAAGCAAAGATTGCAGAGATGAATACAGCAAGCCCTAAGGCATTGCCTGCTATATTTGGACTTATTAAAACTATCATGTCTGCTAAAGATAATATTATTGATCAACTAGACGATGCTGCTGTCGATGTAAAAGCAACAACAGCAGGCGAAAAGGGCGGCGAAGGATATGTTGCTCAAAATTCTAAAATTAAACTTGTACCTCGTACAAGATGGCAACCAAACTAATAGGAGTTAGTAAAATGAAAGTTAATGAAATTATTGCAGAAGGTCTTTATGATGCATCGCCTTTTGCCCAGAAGATGGCAAGGTATGGTCGTACCTTACAGCAAATAGGCCAAGGAACTGGCAAGGCAGGCAGTTTAAAAAAGCAAAAAGGTGAAGATGATAAAGCCTATGATGCAAGACTAAACAATATGAATAAGATGGGATCTGTTGGTGCAGCACTAACTTCCATTGGCTCTAGCTTTGGTATTAAAGATCCATCAGAATCTGGACCAGGCACTCCAAAAGAGAAGTTAGCTAAAATGTTTGCTGAAATTGAACAAGCTTCAGGAGCAAACAAAGCTGAAATCATGAAAATGATTCAACAAGCAGAAGCTAAAGGCGATATGAAATCTAATGTTCCAGACCCTGAGCCACAAAATGATGAGCCAGATGATGAGCCAGATGATGTAGCTCCAAGCGATGATGAAATTGACCGCGATGCAAAAAACTTTGCAAGAGGCTAATATTTAATGACTGACAAGTACACAGCAAGTGAGTGGGCAACAATGGAAGGCGGCCATAGTTTAGAAACTATGCCAAAGTCTTTAGAATCGTTCTCATTCATTAAAGACTTGCATGAGTCACGCATGACAAAGGACAATGGTAGCTCTGCGAAGCTTACCTACTCTGATTGTTGTGAACGATTATACTTGACATTACTTGTGTTAGAAACTATGAGACACTTTCCTGACTTCCAGAAAAATGTCCAAAGATATACAAAGAAAACTGTAGGATTTGAAACTTACAAGTATTATAGAATAATGGGCACAGACCTTTATAACTTTATATACTTTATAGTAGGTGGAGATACTGCACAGGATAAGTTAAAAGATCCTGAAGCAGCTAAAATACTTAAAGCTACTACTAGAGTACCAATTAATGATTTGAATAGATATATTCGTGCATTAGCTAATGGCTCAACAACTATTAAAAACTATAACCCAGGTGCATTATTTCTAAAGTTAGAAACTGCTTTAAAGATTACTAACTCCGAATACAAAGCAGTTCGCAGAAGTATAATGAATTGGGATAAAGAAACTAGAGCTGAGAAGCGTTTAGTAGCTACACGTTTAATATTTGCAGTAAGAGCTAAACTACGCAGTTCAGATATTATTGAAGACTTTGAGAAGTGGGCTTCTATTAAAAATATGGAAGTGGCAAGTGTAGTAGATCCTGAATTAACTATATCTAAACCTGACCTAGCAGGTTCTGTACAAAACTTAGCGTACTATCAATACCTTGTTGGAACTAGGAACTTAGCGTTAGTTAAGCGATTCTTAAAACAAGCAGGTAATGGGCAAGCGGCCAGTGCTAGTATGATACAAGCTTACATGCCAGCTATTAAAATGATAGATGATATTGTAGCTGCAGGCCCTGCATACGTAAATAACTTAAAAGCACTACATAAACGAGCCAAAAAGAAGTAAACAAACTAACTTTCGGCGTTAAGATGATAAATAAAAGTACTATAAAGACGAAGAGTTCGTCCTTAGTCATTAGATAACAGGAGAATATAAAATGGCAGCAGTAACAAGAGTAAACGGATTAGGTCACGCACACGCAGCTATCTACAGCACAGCAAACTTAGGTTTCGCAGTTGTAGCATGTGGTGCATCAGTAGCAGCTAAAGGTGGAATTGGTTCCACTATTGAAGCTATTGCACAAGCACTACAGCCAATTGCTATGGACAGTGAAGGCACAGCAGGATTGATTAACATCGTATATGATGCTTCTCAAACAAACGCAGCTTGGTTGCAAGTACAATTGAGAAACTTAGGTACAGTAGCAGCTATTGATTTATCAGCAGCTACAGTAACCGAAGGTGGACAGTTCATCGTTGCAGCTTAATAAATTCTAACTACCTTAGAATCGTGATTGTTGTAAAAGGCGTCACACTAAAGAGTCACTTTTTAAGTGGCTCTTTTTTTATGACTGTAAATACAGTATGGATAGATTTAAACTAACAACGCTAGTAGATATAACTGAAACCGGTGCCCGTAAAGGCGAAGACCTTGTTCAATCTAGGCAACAACAAAACTTTCAATCAGTGTTACAAACAATTGGGTTGCGAGTTAATCCGGACTACACTTCTGCTCCGGCCAAACATACAGGTAAACAACCCTTAGGCACAGATTATGAAGGTGAGCATAGTTATTGGGAATGGGAGTTTAATATTGATGCAGAGGATGCATTAACTGTAGACATGTTAAACAGTGATTTTAATCTAATTCCTATTATTCCGGACTTGCATGAAACAGCTAGCTTTAAAAATAATACTTTTATCACCATAAAAAAACAAATATGTAATATTAAATTTGAGTTATTAGATAAATAATATTGTTAGTTAATAAACTGGCACACAAGGCACCTCATATAATACTGCAAGGCTTACTACATTTAATAGCAACCACTTACTGAGCGTAAGTACATAACGGAGTTTATACGATGGCCGGTGCCACTGATTTAGAAAGAGAAAACCTAGAAGCTCATGTTGATTTATGTCAGCAACGTTACGAAAATCTAGAAGGTCGATTAACTAAAATCGAATCAAAAGTAGATAACATTCATAAAGATGTTGTTGAAGGCCAAAAGAGTATGACTAAGGTCCTCATTGGCGCTGCTGGCACAATCGTAGCTGGCTTATTATCCACAATCATAGTTCTAGTAATGAACTTGTAAAACAC